CTTATTGCTTTGAATTTGAAAATCTCGCTCCAGTTTAATTAATTCAATTTCCTTGTCCGCCTTTAAACCAGTTAATCGATTTAATTCTTTTGCCTCAAAATTTCCAGTTTTCTTAATATTTTCAATTTGTAAGTCAAACTCCTTTTTTATCCTTCTTTCGTATTCTTCAATTCCAGCCTCTAAGTTTAGTTTTTTGTTTTCAAATAATAATTTATTTTGTTGGTCGATATACTCATTTAATTTTTTAAATTCTGTATTAAATTCCTTTTGATTTGTAGTGTCGCTTTTTGTAGCTCCTGGCGTGGACCTTTGTAAGTTGTTAGTAAATTTATACTTGGATCTTTCTTTTAATAAAGCATTTTGATCCAGCCCCAATTTATTTAAATCCTTATTATACTTTCCGTAAGTATCCAGTAAATTTTTAGCCTCCTTTAACATTGTTATGTTAAAAGTCGATTGGTTTTGTATTCTACCTTGTAATAATTGGGCCTCCGAGTCATATTGTTGTTTTTGCATGGAGGCAAAAGCATCCTGGTTACCCCTATCTACTTGTAAATAATATTCCGTTTCTTCTGTTTTCTTTCTTTGCCTTGCAACAATATCGTCCGCAATTTTTTGAGCGTTTTTATTGTAATTTTTACTGGTGTTAATTTCTCTATTTAATTGTTCTTCAATAGCTTCAAGATCCGTAAAGTCGGTAATACCTACCTTAGCTAATCTTTCCTCGATTTTTAATTGCTCAGTAAGTATTTTATTTATTTTTTCTTCTCCAGCCTTTATTCGATATTCAGTTCTTTTAAAAGCAATATATTCCGCAACAGCTTTATTTAATGTTTCCTGGAATTTAACCTCGTCACTAATATTAGTTAAAGTTGTTCCATACTGGTCGTTAATTTTTTTAATTAAGTCGGATCTTTCTTTTGTGTTTTTATTAGTTGCCCTTAATTGTTCAATTAATCCAACAAACTCCGAAGAAGCCGAAGCGACAGCCTCCTCCTCTTTTTCTGTTTCATCATTTTGTTTTTTCAAATAGTCAGTATATTGAATAGAGTAATCTATTGCCTTTTTCTTTTTATCATTCATTGAAGAAAAAGCAAACCCAACCTCTACCGCAAGACCAGCAACAAGGCCCAAAGGACCCGCCATTTTTGCAATATTTCCCGCCATTCTTGCCTTGTTTAACCTTTGCTGTGCTATTGTTTGAGTTTGTAAAGCCCTGGTTAATTGGACCTGTTGAAGCCTGTAAGCTCTTGTACCTGGTATTAAGCTAAGCATTGTTTTACCAACTAATCCGAAGTTCATGTTCATTAATCGAACCGCTGTGTTTACCGCTATTGTAGTTGTTTTATATACTATCCAGGCCCTTCCAACTTTTACAATTACATTCATAATTGTACTTAAATTTTCAGCTAAAAAGCCAATTGCATTTTTAATAGACTCACTCGCCCCAGTCGCATCGTTAGTGCCTAAAATAAAGCCCTCCCAGGCACTCGATAAAAGTGTTAATTGGCCATTAATAGAGTCCAGTCTTTTGGCCGCCATGTCCTCCAATTCTTGATTAACGTCAGTAATACCAGCCTTTAATTTAACAATCTGGTCGCTGTTTTTCATGAAGGTACTAAATGCCGCAACGCTTCTCTTATCTGTTAATTCAAGGGCCTCCGCCAAGTCTACTCCACTTGCCTCCAATTCTTTTAACCCCCTGGCTAAGTCGTTTGCACTGGTTATAGGTCTACCGAGTTTTTTGGCTAAGTCGCCACCCGAGTCCGCTAAGTTCAAAAGTATATTCCTGGTCGCAGTTGCCGCACTGGAAGCATCAAAACCAGCATTACTTAAAGTTCCAAGTAAAGCCGTAGTATCTTCAATAGAAAAACCAAAACTGGCCGCCACTGGTGCAATTGTACTTAAAGAGGCCTCTAATTTTGAAAAATCTAAAGCACTCTTTGTAGTTGACACCCCCAAAACAGAAACAACTCGCTCCATTTCAGTCGCTGGAAGGTTAAAGGCCCTCAAAGCCGAACCAGCTAAAGCCGCAGCCCTTGGAATATCCGCACCAGTTGCCGCAGCAAAATTACTAACCGCCTTTGTGCTATCTTGAATTTGTTGAGTTTCAAAACCTAATTTAGCTAACTCGGTTTGCATTTCTGTAATCTGTGTCGCACTAAATTGAGTTGTGGCCCCCAGTTCTTTGGCCTGGGCTGTTAATCCAGCTAACTCGTCTTTAGTTTTTCCACTAATTGCCGCCAAGTCCGCCTGTGCCTGGTCAAAATTTGCAATAATACCAAACGTACTTTTAAATATGGATCCAACTCCAAAAGCAATACCAAGCCCACCCAAAGCCGTTGCCAAACCACTTAAAGCACTTTTATAATTACCAACATTTCTAAAGTTATCCCCTACAGTTTTATCCAGTTTCTTTAATTGTTGGTCTCCCTTTTGTGCCGCACTGGTTACAGTCTTGTACTGTAGGGCCAGTTTAGAGTATTCTGCCGAGTTTTTTCTTCCACTTTGCTCCAGTGCTAACATTTCCGCACCCAATCGCTTAGACTCGTTTTTTAGGTCTCTTGTATTTTTTTCTAATTTCTTATACGCATTTGCTTGATCTTGAGCTAATTTTTTCTGTTTTTCTGCTTGTTTATTTTGTCTTTCTTGCTCAGTCGTTACCATTTTATTGGTCCGCATTTGCTGTTGTTTTAGCTTCTCTTTTTCCTGTTCTATTTTAAGAAGTTCTAACTCGCTCTTTTTCTTTTGGTCAGTTGACACCTTTTTTTGTTTGTCAACTTCAATACTTTGTTTAGATAGTTTATTCGCCTGTTCTGCTAATTTTACAAACTTTTCCAGGTCCTTTAAATTATCCATTTTCAAACCAGAAAAAGCGGCCTTCATTTCTTTGGCACTGGCAACCATTCCCTCCTTTAACTGAGTTAATTTTTGTATTGTTTTATCCGCACTATCTCTTACCCCTCTAAAAAGGTCCTCTTGTTCAAATAAATCCCGACTGTTAATTTTTTTTGCCATGCTCTAATTTGTTACTTCTTTCATACTCGTGGAGCAAATTAAAATACTCCAAAACCGTTATTTCTTTTGTTTTTATTAAATATCCTATCCACTTACTTAAATGTATCAAAGTTTGCTCAATGCTTATACCATAATTGGCGTTATTTAACATTCCTTCCAGCCTTTGTTTTTCCATTTCTGCAATTGTTAATTTAAAATTATTACCTGTTATAATAAAATCTAATTCGGCAAAAGCCAGTTTTTTTAATTGGTCCATGTACCTTTTATAAGTCTTATTTAAACCATATTGTTTTAAATACTGGTTATAAATCATTTCCCAAACTATTAAATCATCCTCCTCAGTGCCGTTTTTCTCACGTCTAACAAACGTTTTATCTCCGTTAGTACATTTTATCCAGTTGTACAACGGAAGCTCGTCAATACTGAGAAAATATCCTTTGTACTTCTTTTCTATATTCAATTCGTAATCTGGCCCTAAGTTTTTCTTTGCTTTCTTCCGTAAGCCCAATAATACCCTCGCCAAATTTTGTAAATAAATTTTCATCGTTTTTAATAGGATCTGCATTAATTTCAAAAAAATTAGTTCCCAAAGTTATAACCATGCTTTTATAAAAGTCGCCACCGTCTAACAAAGTGTAATGTTCCCCCTCTTTTTTTCTCCCTCCAGATAGTTCCTCGGTTAATTTGCTGTAAGTTGTTCTGCCGTTGTCCGCATTTGTTATTGGTCCTCCTGTTTCATCAATACCCTGGTTATATAACTGTTCTTCTTGAATTAAAGTAACTGTTATAAATCTACGAATTTCGGGCTTTGCAAAAACATTTAACCAAATATTTTCAGGCTTTAACCAGGTCTTAATTGCTGTTAATTTGTTAATTAAAGCTTCCATAAAACAAAATTAAGCCTTATAAAGAACTTTATCTTAATTGAATAAAAAAAGGGCATTGCTGCCCATTGATTAATCATGCGTTGAGGAGCCTAACCACTCCCCTTTTTTTAATTATTTTATTATTTTTATGTAATCTCCCATATCAAAAGAATAAACTCCTCCTTCCTTAAATGTTTTTTGACAATCCATTAAAAAATAGGCTCTAAAAGTGTTTTTTTCAATTATTCCGTTTATTTCAGTTGCTAATTCGTATATTGATTGAACTTGTACCTTGTCCCATAAAAATCCGTTTTTATAAATCTCGATTGTTGTCATTTTGTTATGTTTTAATTGTTAACTGGTGTAAAGATATATATATTTTTTAATATTACAAGCGTTTTTTTTAATTGACCTAAATTTTTTTTAAAAAAAAAGGGGTAAAACCGAAGTCGCACCCCTTTTCTTCTTAGAAATAAGGACAATTAAGGTATCGCCGTAAAGTCTAAGGATCCGATAAACCCTTCTTTACTCAATGACAAAGTGTACTCGTTATTAGGAGTAAACAAGTTTGCACCTTGTACAATTGTATAAGTACCGTTAGGTCCTTCATTGATAGCATCGATTGTCAGTGAACTTCCCGCTGTATTGTCATACAAAGCAAAGTCCGCCAAAACAGCACCTTGCAAAACAATTGGGTTTAAAGCTGTTCCGTAGTCAAAAGAAGCATCAAAAACCAAAGTAGTCGTAGACACTTGAGAAACTTCAACTAAATTAACATCAATTAAACCAGACAAAGCATTAAAATCAACTCCAGCCTCATCCGCTGTAATCATGTACATAGTACCCTCGTCAAAAAGTCTCTCAAAGTCAAACCCGAGCATGATTTTTTGAACAGTAGAGTCCGTTGCAAACATAAAGCGAGGATCCCAAGATTGCTCGTCTACTGGAATTGGATACAAGTAACCGTTAGACTTAGATCCGATCAAGTTACCATTAACATCCACAATATAAATACCGAAGTTTACACATCTTCCAGCATTTAATTTGTCCAACAAAGTAGGCGTAGAGTCATCCCCCCAAAGTTCTCCAGAGAAACTTCTTTTTCCTTGTCTCAAAAACGCCATTCTACCGCTATTTGCTTCCTCAAATTGTGAGTCCGCTTTAGGTAATTCAACATTTTCAAAACTTGGTAAAGGAAACCAACGCTTTGAAGCATCCGCCTCATTAATTAAATCATTCCATACAGGCAAAGCACTGTTTAAGTCAATGCCGTTAAGTACCCCACTGTTATCTTTTAAAGGTACCATTATTAAACTTGCTGTTACCGATTGAATAGGCACGCACCCAGGGCGACCAGTATTCGATAAACCAGCGTTACAATTACATCCTAAACTCATTTTATTTTATTTTAGAAATTTAACAATTTTTACAATTTTCTTTATACCGAGTTAGTTTTAAGCGCAACTCGACGCCACTTAAATTCGCATCTAAAATGTTCTGGAAATATCCGTTTTCCTGTTCCACTCCAAACCTTGTAAAATTTATCATTTCATAGGATTCGATAGTCAAGTAACTTCTATTTTTATTTACAGACTCAATAAACAAAAAAGCGAGTTCGGTCATTGGTTCAACTACATTGCTTACATGATCCTTAGAGTAATAATTAAGAATATCTGTTTCATCTATAAAGAATAAACGAATGTCGCTTTCCCAATCGTATACACTTTCCCGACCATATTTAAAGTACCGCAAGTCGCTCAATAACCATACTAAAGGAGTTTTATTTAACAGATTGTTATCCGCAATAGTCCACTCCCGATTAGCCGCTATTTTAGTTCCGTTTATATAATAAGGAGCGGCCAAAGATAAAAGGCCCTCAGCCGTTCCCGCTTTTATATAATTATCTGTATCCACCTCAGTAATTAAATACTTATTACTTAATTCATCTGTTAAGTATTTACCAGGCCTGGCGTATTTGGACCTACATACCTCCGTTACCTCAGTAACATCGTTATAAGTTCCCTTTATTGAAGTATCTATACTTGCAACTAAATCGCCGATATGCCTCGATATATCCTTAATCATAACCAATAAGCACTAAGTTTTCTTTTACCTTTGAAAAGTTTATAATTTCCCTTACCAACATAATTAACCTCAAGCTCGGAGTTATTGTCTCCAGCATCAATTATCAAAGTATCCCCGACCTGGTATTCCTGGCCTGGATCATTTACATAAACCTCCGTAATTACCCCTAAACCGTCTGTAATTATGTCAACAGTACAACCAGTACCGCTTCCATTAATAGTCGCTACATTGGTCGCATCCGTATATCCACTCCCTCCATTTAATAAGGTAATGTTTACAACTTGACCAACAGGAGTATTTTGGTTTAATAAAATGTACTTTTGAATGCTGTCGTAACTTCTTAGAGCTTCATTATACCTGGTATAAATCAAACTAAACAAAGTATTAGTAACATCCGAATTTTCCGCATTTTGTGTTACATTTCCGTAAGGAGTCATTTGGTTCTTTAGGTCCTTGGAATATTCAAAATAAACAAACCCTTTAAGCATTTCAAAAATGCCCTCACTGTCGATTATTTCATTTATCTGGTAATGTTTATTAACAGTGTAATAATAAGCGCCCACGTCCTCGCTTAATGCTTCAAACAGCTTAATAAAATTTGGGCTTTGTGGTAATCCTCCAATTAAGTCACTTTCAAATTCATTATAAAAATCAACTCCAAACAACTCTTTTAAATATCTGGGTTCATACCTGTCGATATAACCTTGTATTTTATTAGTGTCAAACATTCCGTTAGACAGTGCATATTTACCGTAATAATCGTCAGGGCTTGTTATCATTTGTTATTTTTTTAAACTTCCGTAACCATTTTTTAAGAAAATCATAGCCGACTCGCCTGTAACCTTCCAAATAGATCCTTTTGGCATTGTTCTAAATGTACCATTAGATACAAATTCGTACATTCCTTTAGGATCCAGTTCTGGAACTTTAACAGCCTCTTTAAGCTCAACAGTTTCCTGTTTAGGCTCCTGGCTTTTATTTTCTAAAGTAACCTTTAAACTTTTTCTTTTCCGTGGTTTTTTTTCTTCCATTTTAGATTAAATTAATTCAAGATTATGGTGCTGTTATAGCCGCAATATCCGTAGACAAAGTACCAGTAACAAACGCTTTTTTAGCATTGTTTTTAACATAAGCAACCAAACGAGACTCCGCAAGGATTGTTATCATGTTTCTCGTAAAGTCGTCTTGATCCAAACCAACAGAAAGCGCCATGTCGTTTCTCATTCTAATATTGAATTTAGAGAAATCCCCTACTACATATTTATCCGCAGCGATATTGTTAGAAACAACAACAGTTAACTCCGCAACCTTCATAGAACCGTCAGCAGGTACAAACATTGGATAAGTGTACTCGCCAGTCGAAGACTTAGTTAAATGAATTTTAGCCGCATCCTCAGGATTCAATAAAACGTGAGTTGGCATATAGTTATTGGTTTGTATTTGTGCCTTAGCCACTCGAATAACATCCGAAATATTTGCACTTGGAATAGACAAAGCGAAGGATCCAGCCGAAAAAGGAGCGATACCTTGGTTAAGAATACCTGTAATTTCCGCACCAACTCCAGTGCCGTTAATTAAAGCGTTATCCAAAGTTTGAGACAAAGTAACCATTAAGTCGCTGTTAATTTCACTTCTAACAAAAGAAAGGTCCTCTAACATTTCCTTAGAAACTTTTACATAACCAGCGTACTTTTTAACTTCTTCACTTACTTCCGCCCATTGTGGTATTCCTTCTATTTTAGCTCCAGCCTCAGCAACACCGTCGATTCTTGTTTCTTTTTCTTGAGAAACATAAGTAACATATTTTGAAGTTGTTACTCCTGTGTTAGATACACTCATAACAGTCGGCATTGGTCGCTCAATTCGGTCGATACCATTGTCGTAATCTGTTAACAAAAAGTCTCCAGAATAATTAGCTGTTATAGTTGTATCCTTAACT